ATAGCGACATGCCAAATATGTACGCAGACAAGATTGGAACTATGCAACATGGAACTCTGTCTGGCAAAATCATGGAAGAGCAAATCGACTTTGGCAGAAACATAGACCCCGGTGACATGGTGGGTGTCGGTGTTGAGGCACAACGTCTTGGTGTACCTGATGCACTTCAGGGATTTATCAGACGTTCTCTTAGAAAAGAAGAGCCAACTGTTGATGACTTCGAGGCAATCCAACGTCACAGTGGACAAGGTAAGGGTGGCAACTGGATTAGAGAAAACTCAGTACATCTAAGACGAATAGGTGCTAAGTGGTTTGCTAACATTGTTAAGCCAGAAGGCGGAGCAGGTATCTTCCAAAAGATAAATGCTGACATGTCTAAGAAAGTAGGACCATTAATGAACTCACTGCGTATGTTGCCCGATGCACAAGGGGCAGGTAAGCGGTGGTTGAAGAAAAGCCAAGGGTTAGTTTACTTTGCGAATAAAAAGCTAGGTACTTCTACACAACCTGCAAGTCACGAGAGAATTATAACTGCTCTTCGTCAACAAGACTTGTCTAGATTAAGCGCACAAGAGCGTCAGGTGGCAATGCAAATCAACGAAGGGTTCAAAGCCGAACTTGCTTCCATGCAAGAGCACGGAATACCTATTGGCGACTTGAAGAAAAAGTTAGGTCAGAAATTTTATGTGCCACAGGTGTGGGATATAGGTTTTATCAAAGACAACCCCGGCAAATTTAACGAGTTGTTAACCAAGCACTTTATGAAAGAGCAAAGACAGAATGGATTTGATGTAAACCAAAGAGAAGCTGCGGAGATATCTCAAGAGATTATTAAGAGAATGCTTGATACAGACGGACGAATTGATGTTGATGATGTCTTGTCTAGGAGAATGTCACAATCAGGCAATCCTTTCATGCAGAGATTTATCACGCTTACTCCAGACGAAATACCAGAAATGTCTGAGTATATGGTTCGTGATTTAGAAGGAATACTGGCACGATACTTTGACAGAAGCTCTAGAACTATAGGGTTAGCACGAGAGTTTGGTGTAAGAAACCAAGCGGCGGAAGCTTACATGGAAGTGGCGGCTAACGGTACTCGTGGTGCAGTGAATATGTTAACTGGTGCAAAGACGACTACCAGAACTATGCAAGACATGGGTGCGGCAGGAGACATTCACAGCGAAATAGTTCCTAGAATTATTGACAGCCCAGACGAAGCTGAAAAAATTGTAGGCTCTATAGTAAATGTTATGGGTAGTACCAGTGCATCTAAAAATGCTAACAAACAAAGAGCACTTAACTTATTGTTAGGGTCTATAGATGTGACACGATTAGACAAGCAACAATACAACCAGTTCAAGTTAAGAGCTAAAGCTATTGTAAATGGTCTAGCTGATTTCGATGTCCCAACTACAGGAGACAATATAAACTGGATGACTGAGTATATGAATGTGCTTAACAGGAAGCCATTGGGTTCAGACAGAGCCTATTCATATAGTAGAAAGCTAAGAACATTTAACTCTGTCACTCTATTGAGTTACACAACCCTTACTTCATTCCCAGACATAGTGTTACCGCTAGTTAGAAGTGGTCGTGTAGGTTCTTGGATGAAAGGTTGGTCACAGAGATGGCTACAAGACCCGTCATACAAGCAAGCCGCTAGAGATATTGGTGTTGGTATTGAGAACTTGATACATGACAACATGACCCACATGGCGGGAGATGGTTCACAAAAATTCACACACGCATTCTTTAATGCTACAGGTCTAACACCTTGGACTAACATGCAGAGAGAGGTCGCCGCACTGGTTGGCTTCAACGCTATCAAAGCAGAAGCAGATGCTCTGAGACGACTATATGCTAAAGGTATTACTTCTGGCATTAGGTTTGACAAAAGCAAAAGGTTCTTAGAACGATACGGTATGCTTGATTACGGTCAGCCAAGCGGACCTCGTCTAGATGATATACGAAAGCATACTCAAGACGACAATGTTCGTTATGCCATAATGAGGTTTACTAACGAGGCTATCTTTACGCCTGACCCTAACGATGTGCCTATGTGGGCGCAGACACCTTGGGGCAGTACGATATTCCAACTTAAATCCTTCCCAATAATGATGGGAAGAATGGCTAAAGACGTAACCTTAGAAGCTAAAAAGGGTAACATTGCCCCACTAATGCTTATGCTTACGGCAGGTTCGGGATTTGGTATGGGTGCAAATGCAGGTAAAGATTTAATCCTAGCCAGAGGCGAAGACGAAACAAGAACCCTGAGAGATAGAACTTTAGACAAGACACCAGTAGGTAAAATATTTGAGATGGCGGGTGTAAACCTAGAAGACAGTAAGTCTATGAACACGCCTAACGAATTGTTAATGGGTGCAACACCTAATGAATTCCTTGGTTGGTGGGTCGAAGGTCTTATGGCTATGGGTGGACTTGGCTTAATAGCAGAGTTCTTCTTCAACGCTACAGAGCAAGTAGACCAAGGGGCTTACGGCAAGGTTCGTATGTTCTCAACTCTTGGAGGTCCGTCTGTGGGTATCCTGTCTGACGCTATAGACGTTAGTGCGGGTGCATTAGAAGGACTTGAAGGTGGCGAAGGACGACAGGCAGTAAGACGAGTGATAGGAAGAACACCTGTTCTTGGTGGAATTAAAGATGTTAGAGAAAGCATAGTTGATTATGTGGCAGGAGAAGCAAAGACAAGAGGCGGAGGTGGTTCGTCTACGAGTTGGATATCAACTACTAACTGGGTCGGAATGCCACCTGCTAACACTAAGAAGAGATAAGGATATGGCATGGTTGTCGGGGAAATATTAACGGGAATAGCCCTAGTCAACAGCGCAGCGAAGTCAATCAAGGAACTGTGTAGTAATGCTAGAGACGTAAGTTCTCTAGGAAGTTACATAGACGAGTTGTTTGAAGGGCAGAAACAAGTCAATAGGAATAAGTCGTCTGCGTCTAATGATGTATTCAGTGTAAAAAATATAGCTGAAGAAACCATAAACGCTAAACTAGCACAGGAGGCTATGGACGAATTAAGAACTATGGTTGATATGAGGTTCGGGTTCGGAACTTGGACAGGAATAATTAATGAAAGAGCCAGAAGACTACAAGAACAAAAAGAACATCAGGCACAGCTAAGAAAGGAAAGACGATTGGCTAGAGAAGAAAACATGGAAACCTTAAAGATGATTGGAATAGTTTTGCTATCAAGCATCGGGGCTGTGGTGGCTATAGTTATAGCCTTCAAGGTGTTTTAAATGTTTGTTCTGGTTGTACTCGCTTGTTCAATTAGCTCTCCAGATTACTGTATTAAATTTGAGGACACTAGAGGTCCGTATGTTACCGAGAAACAATGTCATACTCGTGCCTATGAAATGGGTCGTAGTATTTTTGAAATGGGTGGACCAGACCTTCGACCTATTAGCTTTAATTGTAAGAAGCTACAGAAGGGAAGGCTTACTTAGGAGTTGATAACCAATGGATTTTCTACAAGCTTACTGGCATCAAATAATCTTTGCTTTAGGTATGGTTGTAGTGTCTGTCCGCTTGGACAGCGAAGTAAAGTCCCTAAGAAAAGACCTAACCCACATGACAAAAGAGTTGCAGAGGCGAGATACATATGTGGAAACCGTTAGGCAAGGATGTGAACTACAGCAAGTACAAAAGAATGTGTCGTCTCTTTGGGATTTTGTTAACAGATTGAATGACCGAGATATAAATAAATAGTTAGAGTAAGAACAAATCTCTCTCACTTTTCCTACGTCTAACCAAACCCTTCAACACCCGACCACCTGCCTTACGCCACTTAGGTAGTTCGTCTGCGGCATCCTCATACCATCCACGATTTAGTTTCATGCGCAATGTACTACGCTGAAAATTACCAGAGCCTACGTTATATATAAAAGAAGTCAGTGAAGCGTACATGTTTTCAGTAAGTTCTGCGGTAACAAGCTTGGCTATCGCATGGTCTGTGTGCCTAATCTCCCTAAGAAGTAGCTTCTCTGCGTAACTCTCAGAGATATCTGATTGGGTTTTTTTGATTGCCTTACCCTTGTCATCCCAAGTTGAACCCCAACCGATAGTGAAACGCCCGGCAGGACAGCAATACACAGACGAAGAGTAACCCTCGTAGTGCTTGATTATATTAAGTCCTGCCTCGTTTACTTTCATTTGCGATTAAAACTTCTCTGTCCAAACCAGAAAGAAACCACAGCCGCCCATACAGCTTGAATTTCATTCGACCAAATTAATGAGTAGGTAGCAGTGTCGATTGCATCATTGGCAACCATCACTGTTAAAATCATAAACTCTATGAACAACAGGTACGTCATTACAGGGCGTACAGACGAAGATAAGTTGATAACCCATGTGCTACCCTTCTTAGTTATCTGTGCATGTTCTTTATGTAATGCTTCTGTTTCACGGATGTCCGCATCTACATTCATAAACTGTAGCTTCTGCTCTCCGAGTTTGATTTGTTGTTCTAGTTGTTTGTCCATGAGCTTCAACTCATGTGCTTGGTCACGCTTCTCTTCAAAGAACCCAAGAAGTTTGGGAAGAAAAGAAGTACCGAAACCAAGTAAAGAACCAATAAGACTTAGCATATTATTTTACCTCCACTTGTGAAAACAGTGGTGCGTCTCCAGTTAATCTATCTTTAGCTATTTTAACATAGTCTTTATTCAACTCAACCACCGTTGCATTTAATCCAAGTCGGTCTGACACTAGCCCTGTTGTACCAGAACCTCCGAATGGGTCAATGACTTGACCGACATTTGTATCATTTGTATCACAATTACACACCTTCTGTAGTCCTATGAGCCTTTTTTGTTTAACCATAGGAGTGCCATCAGCTTTGAAGTTACCGCTGTGTCCTTTGAAAGATGTGCCTCCACCACCCATAGAGCTATCAAAATGTTTCGTCTGTGACGGCTGCCGTTGAGCTGCCGGGTCAGGGTTTTCTTCTACTATTTCAAATTGTTTCTCATATGCAGTACCGCATTTTGCACATACTTGTTCTGGACAACCCGCTTTTATACAAGGTTCTATAAGCTCTGGCGGGAACACGGCAAAATGTGCCTCCTTAAAAGTAGCAGGACGAACTGACCAGACAGACCTTTTATTACGTCTGTCATATTCTTTATGGTCGCCTCCAAAATTATTCTGCTCATACCTAGCTGTCGAACCACCACGCATAACACCTTGGTAATTAGCTTCTTCACTAATCGCATGGTTATCAAAGTGGTACTTAGGGCTTTTCGTTAATAGAAAGATATACTCATGTGCCTTAGTGCATCTGTCTTGCACACTTTCTGGCATGGGATTTGGCTTATGCCATATAATATCTTGGCGTAGATACCAACCATCAGCCTGTAAAGCCAAGGCAACACGCCAAGGTATCCCAATCAAATCCTTTGGCTTCAAACCATTAGGGACTATCTTGCTGTGTACCTTTTCCATGTTGTGATGTTCTCCGTTCAAAGACGAAGATGGTCCTTTACCGCTACCAGAGTAACTGTCGCCAAGGTTTAACCAAAGCGTACCGTCATCTCTAAGCACTCTCCATATTTCTCGGAAGACAATAACCATATTCTCGACAAACTCTTCTGGCGTTTCCTCTAATCCAATCTGTTTGTCTACACGAATAGCACCACATTTAGGGCATTCGGTTTTGTATATGGCATCTCCAACAACATCGCCATGTTCGTGCATGGCTTGGTGTCCTGTAGTTGTAGGCACTGTCTTGCCTATCTTAGTTGTTCTTTTGTGTGGGCAGTTAGGGTCTCCACCAACCCAAGTTCCAGTACCGTAGTCTCTTAGACCAAAGTAAGGCGGAGATGTTACGCATGTATAGAAGCTTTTTTCTGGTAAAGTTTTAAGGACATCTCTGCAATCCCCATTTTTAATTGTAATCATAATATTATCCTCAGTGTTATCTTGTGTTA